TATTATTGTAAAATATCTTTGGATGAACAGATCATTATCTTTTCAGCGGACAAGGATCTCACTCAACTTATCTCAGAACGTGTTACAGTATACTCTCCTACCTCCAAAATGTATTTGAAGTATGGTGACACCATTTCGATAAACAAAGTCAACATACCCCACCAAAACGTCTTATTAACAAAGATTTTCACGGGTGATAAATCGGATAACATCGATGGTATTGAATTATTGGGTGAGAAGACCTTAGTGAAACTTTTCCCTGAAATGTTGGAAAGATCATGCACTATCGAAGAAATTTTGGATATTGCACGAAATAACACGCAACCAAAAAAAATCAAAGCTTTAGAAAATATTTTGACTGGTAAAACTAAAAACGGTATACTTGGAGAAACTTTCTATGAGTTAAACAAAAAAATAGTAGATTTGTCCAACCCTTTAATTACCGATGATGGAAAAGAATTAGTAGAACAAATTTACCAAGACACCATTGATCCATCTGATCGTGGTTACAAAAACTTAATGAGAATGATGATGGAGGACGGTCTCTTTAAGTATCTTCCCAAAAACGATGAAGCTTGGGTTGATTTCCTCCGACCATTTATGAAACTTACACGAAAAGAAAAAAGAAACACAAACAAAATTTAATTCCTTCTATGAAAGAACAAGATAGTACAAAAATGGAATTTCTATTAACACTCAATGACAACATTGTAGTTCAAAGATTTTTCAATGTTAGGGGATATAATCCCAAAGCAAAAAACTCAGTTGACCTGTATCATTTGGTTGAAGATATTGCTCGAGACTTGCAATATCATCTTAAAATGAAAACTGTCATCTATATGACGGACAACAGTGAATCCATTATGCATGATGCTTCAATCATGGATACTTCATATACTGATGGTCCTGAAATTTTTAATATTCTAATCAAAAATGGTGACACGACAATTTGTCACAGAATTTTTGATGGAAAATTTTTTCCACCAAAAGTGAGGTATACTGTGGACGTACGTCCATTCTTGAAAGATATCTTACGAGATCTTACTGACATTTTTTCATCCCAAACATTAAGTTTCAAATATTTGGATCTTGATCTAAGTAAGTGAATATTTAATAATACTAAGGGGCATATTACGACAACATGAACAAAAATTTCGATTATTTGGGGAACACATTTCAGATTCAACTATTGAATCAGATTGTGGTAGATAAAGATTTTTCTTCTTCAATAATGGATGTTATTGAGGCAAATTATTTTGATAACAAGTATTTCAAGATCATTCTTCAAATGATCAAAGAATACTATGTAAAGTATGAGTCCACTCCAAATTTCGATACCCTCGAACAAATTGTTAAGTCAGAAGTTTCACAAGAGTTAGTTGTAAAAATTGTATTAGATACTCTTAAACAAGTTAAAGAAGCTCCATTCGAAGGAACTCAGTTTGTTCAGGAAAAGGCATTAAAGTTCTGTAAACAACAAGAACTTCAAAAAGCAATGGACAAGGCTCAAAAGATAATCACACAAGGTGATTTTGAATCTTATGACAAAGTAGAGGGTTTGGTTCGAGAAGCATTACAAGTTGGAGAAATTGAAAAAGGTCAAACAGATATTTTTTCTGATTTGGAAACTGTTTTGGATGAGGACTATAGACATCCAATCCCTATGGGAATACCGGGTATTGACAAATTGTTAAAGGGAGGGTTAGCTAAAGGAGAAATTGGAGTTATACTTGCACCAACTGGTGTTGGTAAAACAACAATATTAACCAAGATTGCTAATACAGCATTTAACATGGGGTATAATGTCCTACAAATATTTTTTGAAGACAACCCTAAGATAGTTCAACGTAAACATTTTACAATTTGGACAGGTATCCCACCAGATGATTTGGCAAATCATAAAGAAGAAGTAATGGGTAAAATTACGGAGATTCAAGAAACTATGAAAAATAAACTTGTTCTCAAAAAATTAGCTTCTGATACTATGACTATGAATCAAATCAAAAATCAAGTAAGAAAGTTGATTGCTGACGGAACAAAGATAGATATGATTATGTTAGATTATATCGACTGTGTTTTACCTGAATCATCATCAAAAGACGAGTGGAAAGCTGAGGGGTCTGTAATGAGAGGTTTCGAGGCAATGTGTCACGAACTTAATTTAGTTGGATGGACTGCAACTCAAGGTAATAGAAGTAGTATTTCTTCAGAAGTAGTTACTACAGACCAAATGGGGGGATCAATCAAAAAGGCTCAAGTTGGACACGTAATTATTACGGTAGCTAAGACATTACAACAAAAAGAAATGAATTTGGCGACCATAGCAATTACAAAGTCTCGTCTCGGTAAAGACGGAGTTGTCTTTGAAAATTGTAAGTTTAACAATGAATTACTTGAAATAGATACAGAAAGTTCTGTAACATTCTTGGGATTTGAAGAACAACAAGAAGAGAAAAAGAGAGACAGAGTCAAAGAGTTGATGGAAAAAAGAAAACAAAAAGAGCAACAACAAACACAACAATTATAAAATACAATTACTTATGGAAAAAATTTTAATAGAAAATCCTAATCGATTTGTGATATTCCCTATTGAGCATAATGATATATGGGAGTTTTACAAAAAACATCAAGCGGCTTTTTGGACGGCCGAAGAAGTTGATTTGACTAACGATATCAGAGATTGGAATAATTTGACTGAAAATGAACAATACTTCATCAAAAATATTCTATCATTCTTTGCTGCGTCTGATGGGATTGTAAATGAAAACTTAGCGGAAAACTTCGTAAAAGAAGTTCAATATCCCGAGGCAAAGTTTTTTTACGGATTTCAATTGATGATGGAAAACATTCACAGTTTGATGTACTCCTTATTGATTGATACTTACATATCTAATGAGAATGAAAAACAACTATGTTTCACCGCTTTAGATAATTTACCTGCAGTTCAGAAGAAGGCTAGTTGGGCTTTGAATTGGATCAAAAATTCAACATTCCAAGAACGTTTAATTGCATTCGCTGCGGTCGAAGGTATATTCTTTTCAGGATCATTTTGTTCAATCTTTTGGTTGAAATCAAGAGGAATCATGCAAGGATTGGCTAATGCGAATAGTTTGATTTTCAAAGATGAAAACTTACACTGTGATTTTGCAATTCATTTGGTGAATAACCATTTGGAGAACAAACCATCTGAAAAAAGAATTAAAGAAATTCTTTTGTCAGCACTCGAGATCGAAAAAGAATTTATCACAGAATCTCTACCCGTTTCATTGATTGGAATGAATTCTAATTTGATGAAACAATATTTGGAATTTGTCACTGATGGACTTTTAGTTAAGTTCGGTTGTAAAAAAGAATTCAATGTCGAACAACCATTCAAATTCATGGAACAAATTGCGGTAGAAACTAAAGGGAATTTCTTCGAGTCCAGAACTATGGAGTATCAAAAAGCTAAACTTAACGAAACTTTATCTTTCGATTCTGATTTCTAAAAAGTAGATTAAAGTTATGATGTCATTAAAAATTAAAAAAAGAGTCGGAGATGAAGTTGCCTTCAATCCGCAAAAAATTTACAACAGAATTAAAAGAGCCTCCAAGGGGTTAAACGTTAACTCAGATGAAATATTCATCAAGGTTATAACGTCTGTCCCAACCGAAGGAACTATAACTACAAAAGAACTTGACAAGCTCGTTTATGAGATTGCCGCCGCCTACACAGGTAGTCATCACGACTATTCTCGTTTAGCCGCGTCGGTGGCAATTTCAGCTTATCATAAAGATACTGACCCAAGTTTTTCTAATGTAATGCATACACTACACGTTGATGGGGTAGTTCACGATGATTTGATGGCAAAGATAGAAGAGTACGGGTCGTCTAAAATTGACGAAGTCATCAATCATGAAAATGATTATAACTTCGATTATTTCGGTTGGAGATCTTTACAGGAAATGTATTTGTTGAAAACTCCTGAAGGTAGAGTAATTGAAAGACCACAACATATGTATATGAGAGTGGCTTTGTGGGTTACTAACACTTTTGAAGAAGCTGTTGAATACTATGAGTCCTTATCAAATCAGCGTATTTCAAAGGCGACTCCGATCATGATCAATTCAGGAACCAAAGTTCCTCAATTAGCGTCTTGTGTACTACATTATAATAATTCAGATTCAAGAGATGGTTTATTGAAAACCTTGAATGATATTTCGACTTATTCTTCTGATGCAGCTGGTATTGGATTATGTATGTCAAACATCAGAAGTAAAGAAAGTAGAATTAAATCTTCAGGTGGATTCGCAGGTGGTTTGTTGAAGTATTTGAAAATTGTAAACGAATCATTGAGGTTCTTTAACCAACAAGGAAGAAGACCTGGTAGCGCGGCCATCTACTTAGAACCGTGGCATAAAGACATTTTCGATTTGTTGGATATCAAAAAAAATACTGGCGCCGAAGAATTAAGAGCTCGAGATTTATTCACAGCACTTTGGATTCCTGATAACTTTATGAGAGCTGTAAAGAACAATGAAGATTGGTATCTTTTCTGTCCTAATGATATTATCAAAGCGGGAATCAAACCTTTGCAAGAGTGTTTCGGTGATGAGTATGAACAAAACTATCAGAAAGCTATTGATTTAGGTTTAGGTAAGAAAATCAAAGCACAAGAGGTCTGGACAAAAATTGTTGAATCTCAAATTGAGACTGGTGTTCCTTATTTGTGTGCTAAAGATAGTGCTAATAAAAAGACGAACCATCAAAATATTGGTGTTATCAAACAATCAAATTTATGTAATGAGATTTATCAATATACAGATGAAGAAACAACTGCAATTTGTACGTTATCTTCAATTGTTCTGAAAAATTTTATTGTTGATGGTAAGTTTGATTATAAGTTGTTAATTCAAGAAGTTAGAAAAGCCGTCAAGGCGTTGAATAATGTAATTGATAAGAACAACTACTCAACACAGAAAGGACTCAAAGGCGGTTTAGAACAAAGAGCTATTGGGATTGGGGTTCAAGGACTGGCTGATGTGTTTTATCTTAT